CTATTGGCCTACTAATAGCCGGACTTCGCTACATAATAAAACTCGAGAACCTTCCGCTAATTTCGCGACTCGATAAGTTAGAATCCACCATTGAACTTGCGTTAAAGGAAAGGATAGTAAGTGGCCCAAAGAAAACGCGTCGCTAAAAAAGCGCCGGCAAAGCGCAAAGTTAGACGGCCTAAAACAGTAGCCAACCCTTTCCCTACTAAACTCGAGCAACGATTTATCGAGTCTAAAGCCATTTACGACGCAGCTTTAGCGGCTGGTTGGAAGGCTGATTTTGCTTTGGCTTTTGCTATGGAGCGCGACTCTTGGCCGGATTGGTTTATAGATCCAGCCGACCCAATTAAGAAAATTGGTTGGGAAGACGGCGAGGAAGATATCTAATTTACTTCCGAGAGGTCGAATTATTCGAGGCGCTTAAGGCCGAGTTTCCAGACCTTACGCCTCTTTCAGCGACCGACCGAGCGGATGGCATAACCAGCGACGCCTATATCGAGCTCAAATGCCGTAGAACGCACTATCCGACTTTAATGATAGAGCGTAAGAAGTGGGATTACTTGGCCGAAATAAGGGCTAGAACGGGCGCTAGGACGCTTTATATCAACGCAACGCCTAAAGGTGTCTATGAGTTCGATTTAGGGGCTATAAACGAGCCTGAATGGCTTTTACAAAGCCTTCCGGATAAGACCGATTTCGCAGGGGCTAAGAAGATTTCTAAGTTCGTAGGGTATTTAGAGCTGCGACACTCCCGTCTCTTACTTGTGTAAATAGATTTTAATTGCAATTATTCTCCCGTAAATGCATTTAGCGTTTACAGAACGGGAGCATTAGTGATAAATAAAGTCCACCTAATCCGCTTTGATTCCCAATCGGGAGCTTGGACGGATGGGACTAATTTCGTCAAAGGCCAACTTATTCGGCGTTATGCGCTGGAGCATCTAGGCCGCAAGTCACAGCGCGGACGATTATCGCGCAAAGAAATATCAGACTACTGGTTAGACAGATTCGGGGTGAGTGCAGATGTCGCTTAGTAATTTCGTTATTTACGCATTAACCGCGTTTATTGTTTATCAAGCATACAAAATAGAGGGCCGAGAAGATAGAGCGTTTCATAAGGGATACGAGAGGGGGCTAAAGGATGGACGAGAATCTAGTAGATCGTTCAATAAGTGAGTGGTTTGAAGAAGCTCGAGATATCTTGGGAGACCGAGGTTTCGAGTATGGTGATCCGAGACACAACTTATTACGCATTTACAAAATCTGCCGAGCCATCGGTATTCAGCTCAGAGACCCATCTGAATTGGCATTGGTGTTTATTGCGACGAAGCTCTCAAGATCAATGGAAAGTCCGGGACGCGAAGATTCGTATCTCGACTTACTTGGATATTCCGCTATCTTCGCTCAACTTCGATTTACCGATTGGGATGACGTTGACTTTACTTCGTAATACAAATCCTCGCCAATGGTGCGATATCTGCAAAATGAGATATGGCAGTCACAGAGGCGAATTCCATCCAAAGGCGCAAACACCGGCTTATTGGAAGGCAGTATCACAAAACCCTAAACGCGCCAACCAAGTTAGATTCTATTGTCTTGATTGCGCTGCTGAAATCCAGAACTGGCCTGATGGCTCGTTCTATTCGTTAAAAGAACAGCTCTTAGATGGTCTAAGAGAAGTAGTAACAAGGGAGCAATTAAATGTCGAATTACCTAGATAATTATGTAGGTGTATGGGAACGCTTTGCAGAATTCACTAAAGCGCATCCTGATTACCGAATTAAGACTCACGTCCTCGCTGAGTCATTAGCAAAGGAGTGCGATGTCTATATCGTCAAAACGGAACTCTTTAGAACTGAAGTTGATGCTAATCCTTGGACGACGGGTCTTTCGTCAGAGTCCAAGTCAAAGCAATACGCCTTGGAACTTGCGGAAACTGGCAGCTTGCAAAGAGCTTTACAGCTTGCTGGATACTTGGCTAAGCCAACTGGAACAAAGCCATATCAGAGTCACAACAAACCGATACAAACGACGTCCAAAGCCTTAGCCGACTTTGTTAAAGAACAGCGTCCTGATGATCCTGAGCCAATTCATCACAATATCGAACACCTAGTCGAAACCTTAGGTGCTGAGATAGTGGATGAAGCGCCAATATGTAATCACGGCGTAATGGTGCTAAAGACTGGAAATAAAGAGGGTAAGGATTATCGCGGATGGGTTTGCCCTAGCCGTAATAGAGACGACCAATGCCCGGCTAAATGGATGAAGGTAGATGAGTCCGGAAAATGGGTATTCAAAAAATGAAGAAATCCATTAGAAAAGAATTAGCTAAAGACCCACATTGGCTTCATAGGAAAATCCACTTTAGTTCGTTTTCTCATATGGTAACTTGCAAAATAAAATTCGCGAGTAACGAAAAGGTGACAGATAAATGAACTTAGACGTTCATCCTTTTAAGTGCGGACAATGCAAAGGCGTTAGGCCTCACAGATTGCTTCGAACTTATGACTGCCCGGATATCCCAGAAGCTCCGGCGGAAGTCTGGTTGGTCGAGTGCCAAGGATGCTTCGACCAACGGATCATTTATCCAGCCGAACGGGTAGTCAGTAAGGAAGACGATATCTGCCGCTGCGACGCTTGCGGTAATTACAAGATGAAGTCGGTTAAATGCCGAGTCTGCGAAATAGCTGCTGGTAATGCGATAATTACCCGTCGGGTATTCACAGGTCATCAAGATATGGAAGTGCCAGTTGCCGACTTATGACTTCAAATGTCCAAACTGCCAAATAACGGTCGAACAGTCCTTTGCCGTCTATTCTAATCACTCGATATGGTGCTCAGATTGCCAAGTTCCTATGGAGAAGCAATTCACAAGCCCGGGAGTGATATTTAAGGGAGATGGATGGGCCGGAAAGAAGTAAAGAGGCCTCATAGCCTCAAATATATCCACCAGTTGCTCGACTGGGGATTTAGTAAAGAGTTCATCGCTAGGGATTGCGGTATTAGTATCGAGTCCTTAGAGATGCGCCTATATCGGGAGAGGAAACGAAATGAGCATAAAGGAAACAAGTCTGAAGCTAGCAGCGGTAAGCCTAATAGCCGACGAAGCGAAGCGAGTTAAAGACCAGCTGCGAGCCGAACTGCAAAATGAGATGGATGGCATTGGGGCAGATAGGGTAAAGGCTGAGTTAGATGGCGAGACTATTGCTTATGTGACAACCAGTAAGCCGAAGTTTAAGTGGATTGTTAAGGACGAGCGTAAGTTCGTTAATTGGGTAATGGATAACTGCGTAGATGAGATAGTTACAACAGTCAGAGAATCTAGTCGAGAAGCTATTTTAGATAGATTTAAGTTCGTAGATGACTTAGTAGTAGATCCAAATGGTGAGCCGGTTGATTGGTTGGATGGCTCAACTTCAGACCCATATTTAGTCACAAAGTTTCATAGTGACGGAAGGGAAAAGTTGAGAGAGGCAATAGTTGGGAAAGCCATTGAGGCGGTTAAAGTGTTGGAGTTAGAGTAATGATGAAAAATGGATTCGTAAGAGGACGGATGAATAAAGATTACAAACCTAACGATGATGTCTATACGCCGCCAGAGCTCTTTGAGGCATTAAATCTACGTTTTGATTTAGATGTCTGTGGCCCGGTAGGTGGATTGCCTTGGATTCCGGCTAATCGGACATTTAGCATAGAAGACGATGGGTTGGCTCAAGAGTGGGTTGGTAGGGTTTGGATGAATCCACCGTTTAGTGGGCCGAAACATTGGGTAGCTAAGTGGTTAGAACATAAGAACGGAATAATGATTGCACCATTATCCAAATCGAATTGGTTTATGGATTTATGGAATAGTGAAGCAGCGGTTATTAACAATCCAGTTAGATTTAGATTCGTTAAACCCGATGGATCTAAATATTCAATAGCATTTCCAACAGCCATATGGGCAATAGGTGAGACTAATATCACAGCCTTAAAGATGTCCGGTTTGGGGGTAATTAGGTAGATATGTCACTTGACAAGCGGATTACACTAGCGCGAAGGCGCGGCCTGATGGCAACGCGTCGCACAAGTGTTTGGCGACGCCTTTGCCTATCACTTGTGTTAGGCCTCGCACTAAATCCAATATTAACTACGCCTTCTAATGCTATTTATCTAAAGCGATATCAAACAGATTGGGCGCTGGTTGCGATGAATCACTTAGGGACACTTGAAGAAGCGCAATGTTGGGTGGAACTCATATGGCGCGAGTCTAGGTTCGACCCTAAGGCGCGTAATGGTTCGCATTATGGGTTAGCACAGATGCGTTCTACTTGGTATAGAGACCTAAAGCCTAGGCAACAAGTAAGAGCGCATATGAATTACTTAGATCACAGATACAATGGCAGCGCTTGTAAAGCATTACACCATAACAAGACTAAGGGTTGGCATTGAGTAGAGAATACGATAAGACATATTACAAAGTAATGCGCGAGAAGGTTCTCATTAGAGA